TTTCTATTTTTTCTAAGTTATCGTTTGTTTTAGATCCCCATGTACCAGCGTTTGCACCAGTGGTCTGGAGGTCTAAATTTAATATTGTCGAATCAGCCATATTATCTCCTTATCCTGTTGGAACGACAGTCCATGAATTACCACTAGAATCGTCTACACCATTCCAGATCGTTAGTTTTGGATCTCCTACTTGTGCTGCAATGCTAACACCAGTTGGAATTACAAGAGCAGAAGCTATTACAGTTACTGTGCCTAAACCAAATGTTGCCTGCACACCAGCAGGAAAATATCTTGACTCTAATGTAACACTTCCAACAGCAAATGTCGAGGACACACCTGTTGGTGCAACGACAGCAGAAGCTGCAACTGTTACATCACCTACAGTTAATGTTGCAGGCACACCTGTTGGTTGTACGAGTGCAGAACCACTTACTGTTACTGTACCAAGCGATGATGTTATTTGTATTCCTGTTGGATTTACAAATGTTTCAGCTACAACTGTTACAGTGCCAAGGCCCATAAGAGCCTCTAAGCCTGAAGGTACAACTAAAGCATCTGCTTTAACTGTTACTGAACCAACCTGGGC